TCACCGCCGCCACAAAAAAAGAGGTGGAGCAGCAGGCCGCAGCCATCAAGGCCGGGGTAAAATCTATGGTCGCCCGCTCGTCTCTCACTGTTGGCCAGACCATTGACCGCTATATTGAGAGCAAGGACGCCGTCCTTTCGCCCTCCACCATCGACGGCTACAAAAAAATGCGGCGCTGCGTCTTGCAGGACATCATGGATCAGCCGGCGGAGTCCATCAAAACGGAGATGATCCAGCGGTCGATCAACCGCATGGCCAAAGACAGGACGCCTAAATACGTCCACAATGCTTACGGACTGTTTACTGCGGCCATGGCGGAGTATTATCCGGATCGGGCCTACCGGATCACGCTGCCCCAGAGAGAAGCCCCCAAGATCCATATTCCAACCATGGAGGAGATCAGGCTCCTGCACAAGGACTGCATGGGGACGACTTTCGAGCTTCCTTTTCTCATGGCGGTCTGGCTTGGGCTGCGCACCTCGGAGATCCGCGGGCTGACCTGGGACTGTATAGACGGCGACGTGCTTGTGATCAAGCAGGCGCTGGTGGAAGGGGAGAGCGGCCCGGCTCTGAAACAGCCCAAAACCTATAGCGGCAATCGCCGGCTGCGCATCCCGCCTTACATCAAAGGCCTGCTGGAACAGATGCCGCACACTGACAACTATGTGACCCACTTCCCCCGAAACTCCCTATATCGCTATCTTCAGCGTGCCTGTGACCACTGCGGGGTGCCTCGTTTTCGCTTCCATGACCTTCGACACGTCAATGCCTCGGTCATGCTGGAGCTCAACGTGCCGGATAAATACGCCATGGAGCGCATGGGCCACGCCACCAATAACATGCTCAAAACGGTCTACCAGCACACTATGGACGCAAAAGCCCAGCAGGTCGCTGACCAGCTGGACGATTATTTTACAGCAAATTTGGACACGAAATTGGACACAAAAAATTGAATCCCTTACTCTCCCAATAGATTAGATGAATTTGTTCGTGGGTTCGATTCCCACCATCAGCTCCAAAAGGTAAAACCCAGCAGTCGCAATGACTGCTGGGTTTTACATACTCTCCCAACGGTTTTCCGGTTTTGCCATTTCCGTTCTCTCATCGCTTTATTTGCACAGAAACGCAGTTTTTGCCACTCAAATTGGCCACGAAATGGACACGAAATTTACCCCTTCAGCGCCTTCCTCGTTGCCGGGCCGCAGCTGCCGTCGGGCACCAGCCCAGCGCTCACCTGATAGGCCATCAGGGCCTCCTTGGTCCCCGGGCCGAAGCTGCCGTCTACGGAACAACTGAAGCCACGGTCGTTCAGCTCCCACTGGAGCCACTTCACGTCCTCGCCCCGTTTCCCTTTCGTCAGCGTCCGCGTGGGCACAGGGTATGGGTCGCCCCCAAAGGTCAGCACCGTGCAGATCCGCCGGTTTCCCGCCGTGCATACGGGGGTCTTGCCCATCGCCCGCAGGATGGTGCTGCCGCCCCCGTCCAGTTTGATGGCCTCCCGCAGCCCCAGGGCCGCCAGCTTTTTGGCCCCCTCGCCGCTGGAGATCAGGTTGCCCGTGGTGGTCCTGAGCGCTACCACCGTGATCTTGCTCCGGTCCCGGCCGTACCCGGCAAAGATGTGCCAGGTGGCGTACAGGCTGGACGCCTCCCAGCCCTGGGCGCGGGCCTCGGCCCAGCTCACCGCCTTGCCCTGCCGCAGCACGGGCACGCCGGCAATGGCATAGGCGCAGCCCTCCGGGGGCGCGCTCACCTCTCCCATGTCCGCCAGACCGCCCCGAACAAACAGGGTGGTCTCCGTCCGCCCCGGCTCCGCGTAGACCAGCTTGCCGCCGGACACCTTGCCACGCTCCTCGCAATAGTGCCTGGACCACTTGCTGGCCGCTTCAAAGGTGCTCACCGTGTGGCCCACGGGGAGGGTGAACTTGTCCCGGCCCTCGTCGTAGTTACCGAAGAACCCGGCGTTGCAGTAGTTGCCGCTGTAGGCCGACTTCTTGGCCCTGTCCACCAGCCGGACGGCGAAGTCCTTGACCGGCACCTCCACAATGTGGGCCCCACCCCTTTTGGTATAGCTCATCCGATGCTTATCCTCCTTGCGCTCCTTCAGATCAAATACCTCCACCAGCGCAACCAGCAGGCCGTCCGCCACCTGCCCCGCGAAGTACGGCCCCAGGATCACCGGCACGTCGTTCTTGCTGTCCATGAACCCGCACTCGATCAGGATGGCGGGCATTTTCGTCCGCCGGAGCACGTACAGGCCGCGCTCCATCATGGGGGTGGCCCGGTTGCCCACCAGCCCCGTCCGGCTCACCACGGCCCCGTAAACGGCCTTCTGGAGGGCTCGGCTTTTCGCCTGACAGCCGGGGGCCGTGTACACCACACAGCCGCCCCCGCTGCCGCCGCGGATCCCCGCGTTGTGGTGGATGGACAGGTAGACGTCGGCGGGCCAGCCGTTGGCCGCCGCCACCCGGTCCCCCAGGTCGATCAGCCTGTCCCCGGTCTTGTCGTCAACCCGAAGGACCTGGCAGTCATACCCCGCAAGCAGTTCCTCCAGCTTGTCCGCCACCCGCCGGTTCAGCTCCCACTCTCCCGTCTGGGCGGGATCCAGGGCGGCTAAACACCGCCGCCCCGGCGTCCCCTTGTAATGCCCCGCATCGATGGCGATTTTGAGCATACGATCACTCCTTGCTCAGCTGCTTGCCCACCTGGTTGATGCCGGTGGCCGCCAAACCGCTCACAATGCCCACCGCCACGGCAGTCATGTAGTCCGTGGCGGGGAAACCATCCAGCCCCAGATACAGGCCCACAGGGCCCAGAACCGCCCCGCACAGGCCGCAGGCGATGGGGATGTACTTGTCGTCCATGTGGGGGATGGCCTTTACCACCATGCCCACCAGATAGCACACCACCGTGATGGCCGCCACCGATGCGATCCCGAAATCCATGTTACTTCCCCTCCTTTTCCTCGTCCTGCTCCTCGCAGGCCAGCACAGCCTCCTCAAAAGCCGCCCGGTCATGGCCCTTGTAGGCCGCCACAAGGGCCTTGTAGTGCCGGCCGATAAAGTCGCAGATCTCGCTCTCGGTGGTCTCCTGGGGGATGGGCTTGCTGACCTTCAGCTTTGCCAGGCCGATCATCAGGTCGGGGTCCTGGTTGCGCTCGGTCTCCTGGAAAATGTCATAGATGTACTCAGCGTTCATTTTCGTTTACTCCTTTCATGTCCTGCTCCAGGTCCTGGAGCCTGTGGTTGATAACTTTTATCTGCTCTTCCACGACCGGCATCCGCCGGGCGAAGTGGTTGTGCTCCCGTACCTCCCGGGTCAGCTCCTCCAGTTTGGCCTCCGTCACCGCCTGGGTCTTGCTGTTGGCGATGATCACCCCCAGCAGGGTCAGCCCCCCGGTAACGATGGCGCAGATGATCGCCTCCGTCATGCTCTCTCTCCTCTCTCGCCTGGGGCGTTACTCTGTGGAGGTCACCAAACTGTCATACTCCTCCTGCGTCAGTTTGCCCGCTGCCAGCAGAGCATCCAGCCGCTCCCTGTCCCAAAGGCGGGGGTAATACTTTTGCGCCATCTCATATACCGTCATAACGTCACCCCCGTCATGGCCGCGACAAAGTCAATGTCTGCCCGCAGCTGCTCCATCTCCGTTGGCTCCGGCTCCGGTTCAGGCTCCGGCTCGGGCAGCTCGCCCGCCGTCCACGAGGTGACCACGGGCGGCGCGGCGTCGTTTACCGTGACCTCGCCAAAGGGGAAATTGGGCGTGTCCATGCCGTCGGGCAGGATGGCCCAGCCATCGGGGACAACGACCGCCCCGCTGACGGTCTGGTTGCGGTGTGCCCCGTTGCTCCGGGCCTGGATCTCAATTATAGTCATTTTGTTCACTTCCCTATCGCAAAGTAATAATATCGATATCCTTCGAAGTTAAGCTGTTTGAGCGAGGAAGGATCGCTATCATTAACATACCAAGATACAGATTTTCCATACCAAGAAACAGAAAGATTATAAGTACTATTGTAGTTCTGGGTGTATCCAATACCATCCGACAAAGTTTGTCCTTTTATAAATGCTGTCCCAGGGTAAGGGCCTGTGTTATCGTTGGCAAGTATTACAACCATATAAGGGACAAAATTAAAAATTAGGGAGTTTTTGTTGTCAGGTCCAGCTGCTCCAGTTCCTACATAACTGCCGCTCTCGATCAGGCCGCCGACGGTAAGTTTGGTGCCCAGCACGTCGGTGAGGGTGGTGTCCTCACCCACCGTCTGCGCCAGCACGCTCTTGCTGAGCAGGCTCAGGATGTCATCCGGCACGGCTGCATTGGTCTTGCCAAACAGCGCCGCCGTGGCGTCCTTGAGCAGCGTCGCCTTGTTCAGCGGCGTCCCCGCCTGGGTGGGGTCGTCCGCCCGCACCATGTCGTAGGTGTTGGCCTGCCCGGCCACCGGGGTCATTTTTACCCGCCCGGGGTAAAGAGGTACTCTGTCCTGCATAAGCTCACTCCTTTACACTTCTCCGGCGTACAGCTCGCCGGAATAAAACCACGCTGCCGCCATGCGGGTCAGCAACTCGTCCACATCCACCAGGATCTGCTCAATGTTGTTGGCCTCCTGCCAAGTAAGGCGCTCCATGTCCTCCGGCACCTCCGGGGTGTCGGCCGCCACCGTCAGGGCCGCACGCAGGGTTGCCACGTCGGCCAGATAGGCCGTCATGCTCTCCTGCGTGGGGATGTCCGCCACCTGCCAGTCCTGCCGGGGATCCACGCTCACGGCGTAACCGTACCCTGTCAGTCGCCCAGCCACATAGGCCACGGCAGCTCCCACCCGGTTCAAATCGCTGGCGTTGTAGGCCCCCTTCAAGTCGCTCTGCCATTCGGCCAGCTCCGCCGCAGTTGCCGTCCCGGCGCTCACCTTGCCAGCCAGATATGCCACGCGCTCCACGTCCGCCTGTGTGCGGTCGGTGATCAGGTTGAGCATGCCGTAGTACAGGGTCAGAGCGTAGCTGGTGCTGGTGCCCAGCGCATTGACCGCAGTCAGGGCGACGGCGTAGGTATCGTCCGCCGCCCTGTCCACGATGGCCTGCCACGACCCGTCCACCAGCGTCCATGTGTACGCTTTTCCGTTGACGGTGCCGGAGACATAGATGATCTCGCTGGGCAACGAGACTCTCAGCGTCTGGGTGCTCATTCGATGGTCACCGAGATCACCATAGTGGCACCAGTGTCAACGGGGTTGGGCACGATGGTGGCCGACTTGATGACCGGCACGGAGGTGTCCAGCGTCACTGTACGGGAGACCGTGGTGGTCTGGCCCGCCGCGTCGGTGGCAGTGACCACGATGGTGTTTTCTCCCTCCGCCAGTGTAACGCTCTTGGTAAAGCTGCCGTTGGCGGCCACGGAGACCGCGCCCTGATCCACGCCGTTGAGCTTAATGGCGATGGTCACGGGGCTGCTGGTGGCGTCGTTGGTGGTGCCCGCGATGGTCAGAGCAGACGCAGCGGTCACCAGCCCGGCCACAGGGGCGGTGATGTTGAGGACAGGGGGCACGGTGTCCACCTTGTAGGTGGTGCTCTTCTGGACGGCGCTGTTTCCGTCGTGGTCCTTGCAGTCGATGGTCACCGTGTGGCTGCCGTCGCTCAGGGCCGCCGCGGGGGTATAGGTGACCTGGTAGCCGTTGGTGATGGGCGTGCTGGTGATGGCGGAGGACGCCACAGCGGTGCCGTCCTGCTTGACCACCAGTGTGGACAGATCCACTCCGGATCCGTCCACCTCGTCGGTGATGGTAAACACCACCGGCTGCTTGCTGTTGCTCACATACGCGCCCTCAGAGGGGGACACGATGGTGATCACGGGGGCCACCGTCTCCTTGACCACCAGTTTCAGCCCGTTCAGAGTGGCGGCGTCCGCCGTGCCCGTGGTGCCAGCGTCGTTGGTTGCTTTGACGGTCACGTTGTAGTAGCCGCCCGTCAGGTTGTAGGATGTCTTTCCCGGCGCGGTCAGCGTGGCCTCCCACTTTCCGGTGCTCGCGTTTTTGGTCAGATTATAGGTCTGGCCGTTGATGATAGCCTGTACTGTTTTAATTGCCATAGATCAGACCTCCCCAGCGTACAAGTCTCCGCTGTAATAGTAGTAAGGCTCTAGTAGTTTGATGGTCTCCGTCACATTGACGGACAGCTCCGTCTTGCTGTTGATGTTGGCGGGGTTCGGCGCAAGGGCCGCCTCGGTGATCTCCACTAGCTGCACCGCCCAGCCTTCTTCCGTCTCCGCCGTCAAGGTCGCGGGGTCGCCCTCGCCCTCTGCGTTGACGCCCGTCACCGTGTAGGTGTAGGCCGTGCTGGGCTGCAAGCCCGTGTCCGTGTAGCTGGTCCCCGTCAGCGTGGCCAGTAGGGTCCCATCCCGGTACAGTTTGTAGCTGGTGGCGTCGGAGACCCCGTCCCAGGCCAAGGACATAGAAAAGTAGTCCTTTGCCGTCTGACGGAAGTTCCCGGGCGCTGCGGGGGTCTGTGGATAAACCTCCAGGGCCGTGATCCTCGCGTAGCCGTCTCCGCTGTGGCCCGTCTCGCTGGCCCCGCCCGGGGCCGTGAAAGACGATGTGCCCGCCGTGGTACTGGCGTCCGCCAGGTAATGCTCGGAGGTCAGCAGGCAACCGCTGGGGTAATTGTTTGCCGTGGACGCCGTGTACACATATCCGGAGCCACCGCCGCCGCCCTTGTCATCATCGCCGGAGCCGTCCGGATAGGTGCCTCCACCGCCGTACCATCCTCCGCCGCCAGCGCCGCCGTAGCCAGAACTGCGATGAAGGCCCTCGCCGCCTGCGCCGAAGGTGCCCGCATTGTCAGACCCTCCGGTGCCTCCGGCAGTCTGGGTGCCTCCTCCGCCGCCGGAGCCGTAGCCGCTGGACGCTGTGCCGCCGGTCGTACCGCCGCCCGCTGCGCCTTCTCGGTTCGTAGCTCCGTCAGAGCCGCCGCCCGCCGCCACCAGGACGCGGGCGTATAAGCTGTCCTGACCCAAGCGGATGTCGGATGCACCGCCGCCGCCGTTGTAGGTGGAGCGCTTGCCGCCGCCGTTAAATCCTCCAGCGGTTTTCCCGGTGTTGCCGGATCCGCCGGGGACCAAAAACAGCAGCAGCGCCGTGGTGATGGTCAGGGTGCCCACGGAGTAGCCGCCCTTGCCGCTGTATGTGGTACTGCTTCGGTATCCGCCCTCAGCGCCCCACACCTCCAGCTTGTACCGCCCCGGCGGCAGCGTGATGCTCTTTGCAGCCCCGGAGTACGGGCAGTTGAGGATGTCCCCCGTTTGCAGCTTGCCCGGGGTCGTTTGGGTCAGGTCGTAAATGCTCATATTTTTACTCCTTATCCCAATACACCACCACGCAGCCGGTGGCGCCGGCTGCGCCCGGCGTGCCCTTGCCGGGATAGTTATCCACAACGGTGACGGTGGTGGGCAGCTGGCCCAGCCAGGTGTCCTCCATCACGACCTCGTTGTGTCTGTTGCCTTTTGCTCCGGCCTTGCCCGCCGCGCCCCCGTCTCCGGACCCCGCCAGCGGGGCCTGTACGCCCGTTCTTGCGAAACTGTCGCCGCTGGCTATGTCCGTGTACCCGTTGGCGTAGCGCTTGCCGTTGGCGCTGCTGTACGCCCCGAATACGGTGTTTTCCCCGATGGTCACCGCAAAGTTCTGGCCGTCGTTGATGTCGATGACCCCGGCCCACACCAGTCCGCCAAGGCCGACGGTGCCCGGTTTTCCGGCCTCGTCCCAGCTGCCGTCCGTTCCGTCGGTGCCGTCTCCGCCTTTGCCCACCAGGACGACCCGCAGTCTGGTCTTGCCCGCCGGCGCCGTCCATGTGCCGCTCTGGTTGATAACGGCTCGCTCCTCATACAGATAGGCCCCGTCCGGCTGTACCAACTGGCTCTGGCAGCCCTGGAGCACGCCGCCGGAAATCTGGAAAGTCTGCATCAGCACCCGGGCCGTGGCCGCGCTGCTCTTATCCAGCCACACGGTCTCCACGTCTCCGATCTCGCTGGTAGGATCGCCTCGCCCGGTGGTCTCATACTGATTGCCGCCGTAGGTGGACAGGATCATCCGCGCCGCCGCCAGCGCCTGGGCCTGGGTGTGGATAAACGGATTGTCGATGCTCACCGTGTCGCTGGAGGCGGTGGACGTTCCGTTTACCACGTACTGGGTGTTGCTCCCGTCGTGCAACGTAAACACAAGGGCGGCCACGTCGCTGTTGGCCCGCATGATGGGATAGGCAGTCAGGTTGTCCAGCGTGACCTTGTTGCCCTCGCTCCACAGCGGTTCCGCCGCCAGATAGCCCGTCTCTGCGTCCGCCCTGGGCCACACTCCGGCGGCCATGCAGGCCCACCGCAGGATGTCCCCGCAGGTCTTGCCCGTCACGTCTGCGGCCGCGCTGGCCGTCACAGGCGCTGTGGTATAGTCGGGATCCACCGTGTAGCGGTTGGCAAAGTTGACCCCAAGCTGTCCCACCAGAGCGGCGATCCATCCCTCCAGCGTGGTGGGCAGCGTACTGGGCGGCAGAAACTCCCGGTTTGCCAGCAGGCCGATGATGTCCACCAGATCCCACTGCATGGTCAGGCCGTTGTCCCCGGTCCGCCAGCCCCCGGAATACTGGTAGTAGATGCCCACCCGCTTGTAGTCGTCCGTCCCGTCTGGCAGTCGTACCCCAATGGAAATATCAATGCCCTGCCGCTCCTCGATGCTCTGGAACAGTCCGTCCTTGGCTCGCGGCTCAAACCGCCGGGACAGGTTGTCCATCTTCAGCGTGCAGGTGCCGTAGGGCAGGGCCGTGCAGGCCACGTTGCCCTGCTGCTTGACGGAAAACTCCGCGATGATGTTGTTGTCCCACTGCTCATAGATCCCGGGGACGATCTCCACCAGCCGCATCCGGCGGTAGGGGAGAGACCACTTGCTCACCGTCACCCGGATGGCGTCCGGGTCGTTGACGGTAAAGCCGGACAAAGCCACGCTGGCCGCCCTGTTGCCCGTAAAGCTCTTGGAGTAGTACGCCGTGCCCCCTTGCTTGACCTCCACCGTAAAGTCCAGCGGTACGCCGTCGTACTCGTCGCCGGGGAAGTAGATGCTGCACGCCTGGAGCACCGACACCCCGGAAAATTGCAGCTCCACCCACGGCGCCGCCGCAAAGCTCCCGTCCGCTCCGGACAGCACGTCCCCGATATAGGCCACCTGACCCGTCACGTCCGCCGCCTGGTCCGGGAAGATCCCGAACGTCCCGTCCAGCAGCCACCGGTCATGCTCCAGCGTGGCCTTGGGCGCCGGCGTGTCAAACACCTTGTCGTGGATCTGGGCCAGCTGGCTCCATGGGAGCTGGCCGCTGGTCTCCCCGGCGCCGTATACGATGTCCGGGGAGATCAGGTCGATGATGGCCCGCAGCAGGATGCGCCGGGCGTCTCCCGTGATGGCCGCCTGATAGGCGGCGGAGGACTTAATCATGGGGTGTCACCTCCCGCAAAGTGAACCCCACGTTGTGCCACAGGCCCACCCCGTTCTTGGAAAAGGCAAAGGTGGGCTGGGTGATGGAGTCCACCAAAAATGTGCCGGTAGCCATGGCGTCGCTGTCGTCAGGCAGATAGGATACCGGGAAGGCGGTGTTGCCCCGCAGCACCGCCGCCAGCTGCCGCCACAGGGTGTTGCCCATGTAGTCATAGCTCCAGGTGATCATCTGCACATGGCCCCGTACCTCCCGCACCGTCCGCCCGGAGATCATCTCCACATTAACGGACAGCTCTCCGGGGTAGCACTGGTATTTGTCCTTAGACGTCTCCGGCAGATAGATGCCGTTTACGATCAGCTGTATCATGCCCTTGCCACCTCCGGATTGTTTCTCGCGGCGTCTCTTAGGTCGGGCAGCAGCCAGCTTGCGATCTGCTGGCCGTTTTGCAGCAGCAGGTTGATGGTGTAGCTGCCCCCACCGTTCCCGGCGTTGGCCGCCGCCAGTCCGTTGACCATTCCCGCCGCCGCGTTATATACCGCATCCACCGCCGGCGTGGGGATGGCGTCCTGGATGCTGGCGGTCACGCCCTGCATCTCCGCCGCAAAGCCCTTACCCAGGCCAAGGGCCATATTCTCACCGATCCCGGCAAAGACCCGGGACGGGGAGTGTATGCCGAGGACCCCCTTGACGCTGCTGACGATGCCGCCAATAAAGCCGGACACCTTGTCCTTCAGCCAGGCGGCCATCTCCTTGATGCCCTCCCAGAGCCCGCGGACAATGTCTTTCCCCACGTCGATGATATCGGGCAGCGAGGCCACGAATGTGCTGACGATAGTCTCCACCATGCGCAGCACGCCGCTGACCAGCTGGGGCAGATTCTGGGCCAGCCCTGCGACCAGAGCCAGCACCATCTGAAGCCCCAGAGAGATGATGTCCGGCAGTTTCTCCAGGGCGTAGGCGACAAATTTTTCGATCATCTCCGGCCCGTCGTTTTTCACGGCCTCGGCAATGTTGGTCAGCACCGTCTCGATCACCGGCAGCACGTTGCTGGCCACCGTTTCCACGCTCTGGATCAGCTGTCTGGACAGCTCCGCAATGTCGGCGTTGTCGTTGCCCAGCCCGGTCACAAAGTTCGTCCATGCGGCCTTCATGGACGCGATCGACCCCTCAATGGTGGTGCTGGACTCCAGAGCCGTGGTGCCCGTGATCCCCATCTCTGTCTGCACGGTGTGGATGGCGTCCACAATGTCTGCGTAGCTCTCAATGGTGTAATTGGTATAGTTACCCTGGGCGGCGTTCAGGGCGTTTGCATCGTCGATCAGGCGCTGCATTTCCTCTTTGGTGCCGCCGTAGCCCAGCTTCAGGTTGTCCAGCATGGTATAGTTCTGCTTGGCAAAGCCCTGATAGGCATTTTGGATGGACTGCATGTCCGTGCCCATCTTATTGGCGTTGTCAGACATGTCGGTGATCGCCACATTTGCCTTTTTAGCCGCGGCCTCAGTGTCGTTGCCCATGGATCGCAGCAGCGAGGCGGAAAAGCTGGTCACCGTCTCCATGTAGTCATTGGCGGACAGACCGGCGGTCTTGTAGGCGTCCTTGGCGTAGCCCATCACCGTTTTCGCGGAGTCCTTAAACAAGGTCTCCACACCGCCCACCAGCTGCTCATACTCCCCGTAGTCAGCGATCGACTGCTTGATCAGCACACCCACTGCGGCCGATGCCGCTGCTACGGCAGCGGTCGCCGCCTTTGCGGCTGTAGCAAGACCGGATTTTATGACCTCGCCCACCTTGGCAAACTTTCCAGGGGACTTGTCCAGCTCGTCATCCAGTTGCTTTAGCTCCTGCTTTGTTTTATTTACGTCCGCCGTGGCGTTGTTCAGCGCCTGCTGCCACCGCTGCACCTCGTTGCTGTTTTCTGCGTAGTTGGCCCGGGCGTAGTCCAGGGCCTTCTGGATCTCCGCCAGCCTTGCCTCCTGGGTGCTCAGCTTTTTGGTCAGCACGTCCGACTGGGCAGACAGCGCCGCCTGGCTCTTGTCGTTGGCGGAAAATGCGGACGTCACCGCCCGCATCTCCGTGTCCAGGGTCCTGAGCTGCTGGCCCATGGCCTGGAGGGAGGCCCGGAACTCCTTCTCGCCGTCAAGCCCTATTTTAGGGCCGATATCTGTTGCCATAGTCTCACCTCACATCTGGGATAATGTCCTCGTCCGTCAGCGCCCGCCGCCGGACAAAGCCCTCTGTTTTGATCTGTTCGATGGCCATAAAGTCCAGCAGCTCCCCATAGGGCAGATCCAGCGCCTGCTCATAGGTCAGGCCCACCCGCATCCCATACCATAAAAGCCACTCCGGCTCGCTTACGCGCCCTCCGGAGTGGCCCTTGCGTTTTTTGCTGGCGCAGCCTCCACCGTGGGGGTCCTGCCGTTGGTGATCGTCTCCGTGATCTTGCTGGTCAGCTGGGTAAGATCCCCCAGGTCGCACACGTCCAGCAGCTCCTCCTCCGTCAGCGGAGGCGGATCGTCCAGGCCGTTGAGTTTGGCGTATCGGGCGCCCGCGTCCATCATGGCCGCGATCATCCAAACCGCCTCGTCCATAGCCTGTACAGCCGATCCGCCTGTCAGCGCCTCGTCGATGTTGACGATGTCCCCGTACCGCTCCGTGCAGGCACGGACGACGCGGGCGGAGAAACACAAAAGGTGCTCCGCCCCGTCGATGGTGATCCGCGCCGTCCTCATGCTGCCTCCGTGATGTTGAGCCGCGCCTTGATGTAGGCCTCGGCCTGGGCCTCGGTGGTAAAGGTTGCCTCCCGCTTCCACATGTGGGTGGTGCTGTCGTCCCGCATGATGGTCGCGCTCAGCTCCGGCACCTGCCACTCGATACTCTCCCCCTGGGTAGTGGCGGCGTCCGCAGGCACGGAAAACATGACCTTGCTCAGCACAACGGCTCGCCACTTGTACGCGCCGCCCACCTTTTTCTTGACGATAAAGCCCACGCCCAGATAGGGGGTGTTCTGGGTGTCGTCGTACACCAGCTCCTTGACGGAGGTGTCCGTCACGCCCTCGATCCCGGTGATGGCGGTCTCCGTCAGGCCCAGGATTGCCTTGGCCACCTCCTGGCTCAGGTCGTCGGTGCTCAGGGTTAGGGTGCCGCCGGCAAAGCTGCGGTCGGTCTCCGCGATGGCGTTGTCCGCGTACAGGTTGTTGTCCTCGGTGGTGTCGATCTCGATGTTTGCCTCTGTGGCCTTGCCCATCACAGCGCCGTTGGCGTAGCTCACCGCGTTGCCGGTCGCGCTGTAAATGCCGTAATAGGGTTTACTCAAACCGATAACAGCCATAGCTCAGGCTCCTTTCATTTCATGATTTTTTCCATCTCCTGCGCCAGCACCTCGGCCATCTTGGCTTCGGCCTTTTTCCGGCTCCGAGTCACGGCGGGCCGGATAAAGGGGTGCTTTAGCTTCCAGCTGGTCCCGCTCTCCACGCCCCGGGCCACCAGCTGGTTTGGCTGGCCGCCGGGAAACTGCTTGGTCTTGGTCCGGTTGTAGCCGTCAAAACCCAGTTTAACGTTGAGATATCCCCGGTCGTCCCGCAGCGGGGCGATGCCGAATCCGTCCAGCAGTCCTTGCCGCTGGGTGGACGTCACGCCCCCGGGCATCGGGTGCTCCGCTGTGCCGTAGCCCGTCACGATGGGCAGCCCCTCGATGGCGCTGCGCACCTCGTCGGCTACAATGTCCGCCCCGGCATAGATGGCCTTGGCCGCGATCTCGTCCTTGACGGCCCGGCTCAGCCTTGACAGCTTGCGCTCATACTCCGCCAGCCCCGGAAACTTGATCTGTGCCATCACACCAGCCCCCACACCCACTCGTAGTGCAGCAGGCCGGTCTCCGCCTCATACTGCACGGAGTTGAGATACCAGGCGCACTCCACCCTGTCCAGTACCCCACGGATGGCCGCCGTCAGCGGGTCGTCCTCCGTCTTGGTGTACAGGTCGATGGTGCCGGAGTATCCGGCCTCCGTGTGTGCGTTGTCTCCCTCCAGGTCCTCGCTGCCGTCCTCCGCCCATACGATGTAGGGCGGCACGGCGTTGGGCTGGGCGAAGTAGTGATAGGCCGCGCCCAGCTCAGCCAGTGCGTCCCGTAATCTGTCCAGCATCGATCCCAGCGCTCCTCTCTAAGGTCAGGTCCGTGGCGGGCAGGTCGTCCTCGTCCAGCACGTCCTGTTTTTGGGTGATCCGGTACGCGCCCTTGTCCTCGTGGTCATAGGGGAAGAGGACCACCTTGTCCTCCGCCGGGTCAATGGTGTAGGTCCGCGGGATCCGCACCAGCAGGTCGGAGCGGTCCCCGTGCTGCTGTCCGGCGTACCAGCGGTTGATCCCCACCGTCCGCAGCCCGTAGCACCCGGCCCATACCTGGGTGTAGGTCTGCACCGGCATCCCGCCGGGCGGGGAGATATTAGCTCCCCGCCAGACGGTCAGCTCACCGGAATCAAGTACCATCCGCGCCACCTGCCTTTTGGGCAAACAGCCGGTTGTTGAGCGCCCAGCGGAGCATCCGGGGCATGGCCCCGGCCACGGAGTCGCCCCCGCTGGATGCCCGCTTTCGCACCAGATAGGCCGCGTACATCTCCACCAGCTGCCCGTCCTCCACGCTGTCCGTCAGAGCTATACCCTCCCGGGCAATAAACTCCTTGGCCGCGTTGACGGCCTGGGTCAGGTACGCCAGCCGCTGCTCACTGGGGTAAAGCTCCCCCAGGTCGGACCGCAGCACGGTCAGAATGTCCGCGTCCGTCATAGGCTTAGGACTTGGTCACGGCCACGGTATAAACCTTGGTGGCGTTGCCGCGCTTGACGGTGATCACCAGATCCTTAGTGCCGGTCACGGGGGTCAGGGTGCCGCCGTTGACCACGTTTTTGCCGTTGTAAGCCAGGGCCACGTCGGCGCCCGCCTGGGCGGGAGTGGCGGTCACAGCACCGGCAGCGCTCATGGTGGCGGTGTAGGCGGTCACGTCGGCGTCAAAGGTGGGAGTCAGGGTCAGACCCGTGATGCCGTCCAGGTCGGCGTCGTTGGCGGTGTCGGCGGCAAAGTCCATCACTGTGGTCACAGCTACGTTGTTGATGTTGATGGCCACAAACGCGCCGGGAATGATGGGCTGACCGTCGGCCCGCTGCTTGGCCTTGTAAACGGTGTTGTCCTGGATAAACTGCACCTCGCGGCTGGACTCAATGGTCATGCCGCTGCGCATGGCCAGCAGGTACAGGTCGCCGTAGCCGCCCACGATGTCTCCGTCGGGCATAAACTCCAGAATGTCCACATCGCCGTTGACGATGGGCAGCACGCCGAAGATGTTGGCCACAATGTCGCCGGTGGCGGTAAAGGTGATCAGCTTGCTCTTGAGCTTGGCGTAGGTCTTGGAGTTCATGGCCCAGAACTGCTCGCCCCGGGAGTAGCGGGTAAAGGTGTTGCCGGTGGCCTCCACCAGGGCGGCCCAGAAGGCCGCGCCGGTCACGCTGTCGCCGCCGATCTGCTTGATGTTGCTGGCGTGCAGGTCCTCCCAGGCGGGGGCGTTGGCGGGGTAGTTGGCGGGGACGCTCTGCTGGGCCAGACGGGTCACGATGCCCAGAGGCATCCCGGTGCCCTTGCCGTACAGGATGGCCTTGTCCATAGGCAGGCCGATGGACTCAGAAAGCATCTCCACGATCCAGCTTGCCAGGTTGACGTCGTTGTCCTCCAGCAGGGAGTTGCACACGGGGATAAAACCGGCCACCTTGTAGCCGTCCAGGGTGATCTGGTTAAAGGCAAAGGTCAGCTCGTTGATGGCCGCGCACATCTCAGTCCACACGGCCTCGGGTACGGTTCCCGCGATGGTCTGGCGGGCCTCGCCGCTCACGTTGCGGATCCGCACGCGGTTCAGCAGCTTGCTGTACCGGTACATGTTCTGGGCGATCAGGTCAAGGAATACCACGGGGATGGTCAGCTCGCCGCCGGTCACGGCCCGGCTCTGGCCCTTCATGCTGCGCAGCTGGGTCAGGAAGGTCTTGGTGTCCTCCTGGGCCAGAATGGCGGCGCGGCGCTCGCCGCTCAGGGCGTCAAAGGCCCGCTGGTTGCGGGGTAGGGCCCGGATGTTGATGTTCTCCATGTGCATGTCACCTCTCACTTTCTCCCCGTGCTCGGGGCCGTTCTTCTGGGGCTTGGGGGCGCTGCGCTCCAGCTCCTCCAGCTCGTCCTCCATGTGCTGGACCTCCTCGGTCAGGGCCTGTTTCTGGCCCTGGTGGTCGGTCCGCTCGTTCTCAAACTTCTCGATCTCGGCGGTCACGGCCGCCTCCTGCTCCTGGTTGCCAGGCTCCACCTCGTTTATGGCGGCCTCCAGTGCCGCCTCCCGGGTGACAAACTCGGCGTCCTTTTCCTCCAGCGCGGCCAGCTCCGCCTTCTTGGCGTCAATGGAGCGCCGGAGCATCAGTGCTTTCAGCATGGTTGCTCTCCTTTCTTGTCTTAGGGTTTATTGTGCAGGCGCTCCAGCGCCTGGGCTTTCCATACCTCGCTGCGTTTCTTCCGCAGCTCGTCCAGGTCCCGCTTCCGGGCGGAAACGGAGGTGTCCTCGTAGGCCGGGAAGGTGCAGGGGGAGACCTCATACAGGGGCTTGACTTTGGTGATCGTCCAGTGTACGGTCCCGTCCTCCCGGTATTCCGTCTCCTGGGCCGCGATGTCAAAGCCAAAGGAGCACCCGGTGATATCACCCCGGTCGATCCGGGCGTAAGCGTTCATCGCTTCCGTGTCATCACGGTTGATCTGCACCCGGCCCCACAGGCCCTTGCTGTCTTGCCGCAGCTCCAGCGTCCGGGCGGTGGTCCGTCCCAGTACCAGGTCGCTGTTGTGGTTGTACAGACAGCGGACATCATCGGTCACGCTCTCGTCAAAAGCTCCGGGGGCGATGCTCTCTGTGGCCCCGGGCCACAGCTCATAGATGGCATTAAATACGGAAAAGTAGCCCTCCAGGTACAGATCTCCGTTTTCCTCCCGGGTCTCCATCTTGTCCATAGGGATAAATCTGTGCTCCACGCTATTCCCCCTCCTTTGGGTTCAATTTCTTCTGGTCTCCCAGCCGGTCCTCCGGCAGGTAGTTTTCCAGCGCCAGCAGATCCTGCATATCCTCATCCGGGGGCAGGTTCAGCCAGCTGCGCCACTCGTTCCGCCGCAGGGCCATGCGGTCCACCATCTCGGCCCCCGCCGCCACCAGCTCCGTGATGGAGTAGCTGTACAAACTCCGGGAATTAAACCGGTAAAACAACTCCGGAGAACCCAGCAGCTTTCGGGAAAACTCCTGCTCCATGGCCTTGGCCAAAGGCATCAGCGTGCTGTTCACAAAGTTGTTCCAGGCGTCCCGGCTGAACTCGCCCACCCCCAGCACAAAAGGCGGGATCCCCAGCACGGAGGCCACCGTCCGCTTGTCCAGGGTGACCATGGCGTCTAGGGCCAGGTCTGACAAAGTCAGCGGCTTTACCTGCTCCACGCTGAACTGCTCCGCCGGGATCATCCACGGCTCCCCGGCCTGTCCGCTCATGGCGTAGGACTCCAGCAGTTTCTGCCGCCCGGCGGGGCTGGCGAACTCCTCCGTCAGCGCGTCCACCTTGACGATCAAAGAGGGCTTCCACTTGCTCTCCATAAAGCCCTTTTCCGTCTTGGCCGCCTGTTTCAGGTTGTTGGCCACCTCGCCCAGGGACACCCGGTATCCCGTGCCCAGCCAGGGATAAAGACTGTCAGAGCCGATGGTAAAATGGAGCACCTCGTCCGGCCTGTGGGCCTGTCCGTTGATGTATACCTGATAGCCCCAGCCGTCCGGGACAAAGGACGCATAGGCCGGGGGGATGGGGATCAGGTCGCCAAGCCGTCCGTTTTCCGTCTGCGGCCAGACCACCGCGTTGCCGTTGCCCTCCAGATACATGGTCCGCACAATCCACGCCATAAAGGCCGACCGTGTCATGTTGGCGTTGGGGTCAATGTCCAGTTTCCGGGCCAGCCCGTCGAAAACTCTCAAGTCACCGTCCGTGCTGTTGCGCAGCAGGTGGATGCTCATGGAGCCGATAGCCCGGGCGATGGCGTCGACCCCGGCGATGATCTCCGGGTTTTGCGCCAGACTTGTGTAGCCCTGACAGGTCAGGGTGTCAAAGGCGTCAGCTCCGCACAGCCAGGCCATGCAGGCGCTAGTGGGCTTGTCCCTCGCCTTGGGTGGAGTTTTCCGCTGTCTCTTGCTCACGCTTTCTCGTCACCTCCAAACCAGGCGGCAGACTTGCCGCCCGCCTCCAGATCCTCCAGATAGGTACAGGCCGCGAACACCGCGCAGTCAAACACGTCGATGCGCAGGTGCGGCTCCAGCTTCTCGTACATCACCATGTCGTCGCTCTTTTCGATGCCCCGCACGTTCTGCACGCAGTACTCAAAGGGCTCCGCGTGGCAATAGTACAGGGTGCCCCGCTTGGCGCTGGCCTCCAAATATCGAAAGCCCTCGCTTTTCCGGGTGAACAGCTGGGGCTGGTCCTTGATGGGGAAGTGCTGCTTTTTCATTTCCACGTAGTACTCCCGGCAGAATTTTCGATCGTGTCCGATCCGGCGGATCTTAAATCCCTCCGCCCGCCGGGCCATGTACCACTTGACCACGTCGGAGTGGTTGAGGACCTTGTCGTTGCACATGTCTAACCAGCCGTCGTCCTTCCATCCAAACAGGGGGATCTGGTCCTCGTTGGCCTTGACCATGGCCGCCGTCACCGGGAACCAGCAGTGCGGGATGATGATATCCACCCCCTTGTAGTGGCCAAACAGACAGGCCGCCGTCAGGTCGTGTAGCTTAGACAGGTCGCTGCCGCCGTACCACCGGATGGGCAGCCGCCGCAGCTCGTCCAGCGTCCAGCTGTACTGCCGGTCGCTGGCCCGGAACTCCTCCACGTCGAACCAGGCCTTCAGCTCCGCCGTGAATACGTTCAACGACTTCTGCAAAAACTCGGGCCGCAGCTGTGGGTCGTCCTTGGCCTGGGCCGCGTCGTTCAGCATGTCCTGGGGCCGGATTGACTGGCCCCACCCTGGGTTGCACCCGGCCAATACCTGCTCGTTGGTGTAGTCCACGTCCCCGTTGTCCATCCGTGGGGCGCAGGCCAGGAAAATAAACAGACTGTCCGCAGCGTCTCCGGTAATGGTGCCGTTCAGCACCTTGCGGCAGTACTCCACGCGCCGGGCCAGAAAGCCGTGGGCCAGCTTTCCGCCGGAGGAGATCCCGATCACCAGTTTGTTGGAGTACGCCTTGGTTGCGTCCTTCAGCACCTGGTATTGCTGTGGGCTCTTGTAGGTGTGCTCCTCATCGGCGATGACGATGTTGCAGTTAAAGCTGTCCTGCTTGTCCACACTGGCCGCCAGGGCGTTTATGCTGATAAAACCGGCGTCCCCCAGGTCTCCGGTGATGGACCGCTCCATGTTGTTGTTGATGACCCGCAGGCCGTTCTCCTGGTCGTCCTCCACCGTCAAATGCAGCCGCTTGATGTTGTACTTGATGAAGTCAAAGCCCTCCAGGGCCTGCTTCAGGGCGCCGCCCACCTCGTACACCTTGGAGCCGGAGGGCGCGTAGTACAGGGCCAGCGCCCAGGCCAGGGCAGCGGCAAAGGTCGTCTTGATGTTTTTCCGGGGGATAAAGTCCTGGGCCTCGGTAAACCGCCGCAGCTGTGTGCCCCGCTGGTAAAAGCCCATGATGTTGGCCACGATGAACTTGTGGTAAGGCAGGAGGAGGAAGGGCGTGCCCCGCAAAGGCGTGCCGTCCATAAATTCCCCCTGCTGGTGGCACATCATGGTCTCGATGATAGCGATGATCTCGCAGGCCGGCTCGAACCGAAAATCCCACTTGGGATTTTCCAGGTCCCGCACGTAGCGCTTGCAGGCCAGCACGATCTCCTCGCAGGCCACCGTCTCCCCGGACAGCACCCCGTTGACGTAGCCGTCCACCTCCGCCTGATAGTCCCCGGCGTGAGTCATGGCGTGCTCGTGGGCCGCGTCCATCAGTTCGTCCAGGCGGCTGCGCCGGCCGCTGGCCGTCTCCGCCAGATTGGTCTGCACGGCCTTCAGCGCCTTTGGCGTCAGCCCCAGCTGAGTGCGCAGGGACTGCACATCCGCCCGCAGTTTGTCCACCGCCGCCCAGTACGGGTCCCGGGCCAGATATTCGGCCCCGGCCTTGTTCACCTGCTTGGCCACCAGCTGGGCCCCGTTCTCCCGCCAGGTCTTTTCCGCCCGGGAAAGCTCGCGCTCCGTCCGGGCCAGGGCTTTGATGGTCTTGTCAAAGATCGGGTTGTAGGTGCCGACGGCCTCCATGTCGGCTTTTATCATGGCCTCCCGGCCCATCGGCTCACCTCCGGTCAGATCAGCGGAGCAGAGGAGTGGACCTCGCGCCCGCCCGCGTCGTTCGCGTCCGCGTCGCGCTCATCCGCGCCCGCGTGGGTCTCTGCGATCTCGTTTACCCCCCTCTCAGTTTTTCCTTCCTCCGTCGGAAAACCTTCCCGCCCCATTACGCAAACGGCGCGGGATCGGGAGGAAATACCGGGGGGGATACCCTGCGCCGCCAGGACTCGCCCAGCGGCGTCAGCTTGTGCGTGATCCGGTCATGCATGGCTTCGTGGCTGCTCTTGCTCAGCGAGATCAGATTCCACGGGCACCAGGCGTACTCTGGATAGTCCTCAGCGGGCCAGACGTGGTGGACGTAGGACGCCTCGACCCGCCGCCCATAGCGCAGGCTTTCCCGGCACCGGTATCCGTCCCTCCGCAGGATCTGCGCTCTGAGACGCCGCCAGCGCGCCGTTGTGTATCCGTCCCACATGCTGTCCTCCGTCATGTCGGCCCGGCCTTTGGCTCCGGGCTATCACCTCCGGGCAAAACAAAAGCCTGCGCCGACACAAACCGCCGAAGCGGATCATGTGGCACAGGCACTCAGGCACAGGCACTCGTCGATATTCACGATGGACTCCATC